TTATTATTGTGTGAAACATAGTATCTAGATTTTGGTGGATTTTTACTATTCCATTTATTGTAAACCTGACCACGAACCCAAGGAATGTTTTCAACTACAACATTTACACCTGCAGGTGCAACTCTACTTACTATAGAGGCGTCTTTATAAACAAGAGCCCGTTGTTGATCTGTGTTTAAATTAGAATCAGTTGAAGATTCTGATCCACCAAGAAAGAACGCAAGAACCCTACTATTATCCTTTACATCTGCAACGAACTGAGATGCATTTGAAACTGATAAGTTTAAGGCATTTAAAGACTGTATTGTCATTTTTTATTTCCCATCAGCAAGGTGTTATTCCTTTGTTTGCGTCTGTATATGGCATGTATAAGAATTCGTATATATTTATATTTCCAAAACTCGCTCCCTTAGGACCTATTTGAAATCTAGGATGTGTGTAAGTGGGCATATCAGAAGTGTTTCCCGGTGTTATACCTCTTGGATGTGATGTACCCGAACACCCAGAACTAAAGTCAATAGTAGCAGTATCTCCCATATTATATACTAGATAATTTCCTATTGTAGGAACTTCAAAAGCTATAGCAGTTGCACCATCAAAACCAGTGTTTCCCGAGAGTCTTTCATTTACTGCCGCATCTTCAGCTTCAAATTCAAATTTACTACCATCGAGCTGTTTAATAAAGTTATCAAAATTAGTCTGGATGCCTACAGGTTTCATTAGAGAATTGTACGCATTTTTATAAACACTTTCGTCTTGAGCAGGTCCCGAGATACCTAAAGTTATTGTTTCAGTTAAATTACTTTGTTCTATTTGAACCTCTATTACCTCAGGAAATATTTTGGTGAAGAACAAAGCAGCTCCCTCTGGGGTGCCTTTTCTAGAAACAATATCTCTCCTGTAATTATTTAAGAATTTCTTTGTTTCTTCTATATTACCAGAAAGACCTAGTTGAGGAACAAAGGAGTTATTGAAAGCATTTACTGTTAAACTATTTACATTTTCTAAATTTTGTAGTTGGTTTATGTTATCTGTGTATAATCCAGAAACTTCATTGCAATATAACCAATCATAGTAATGCTGAAAGAATTTTATTAAATTTGTATTACCATTATCATGTTCATCAACTAACCAATTTGGTATAACTGTCTTTACATCGAAAGGCACAGAACAACTTTGTGTTATAAATTGTGATGCTATATCATCAATATCTGTACTAAAAAAGTTTACCGGATAATCTTGCGTTACCCCGGCAGTACCACCAGTAAGACCTACGTTATAGAAAAAGTCCATTTAGTTTATGACCCTCCACCAATACTGATATCATAAGTATAGGATATACCTGATATTGATTTTTCTCCGAGTAGTGTCTGTGCTAATGTCTGTTGTTCTGTGGTTATATCGGAACCGTCAATTAAAACCCTAAAGAAAACGTTTCCTAGTTCCAAAGGCTCCCTTTCCTCTCCACCTTCTACTGTTATTTGAGAAAATGTGGTCGCAAATCCCTCTTCTATTAAGAAGGATTTTACGTCATCTTTAGTAACAACTCTAGACTGAGCCGAAAATACTCTTGGAATATTAAATTTTAAGTTTTCTATGGATGGTGCGTTTGTACCTCTACTAGAAAGACCGGAAAGTGAAACTATTTCTGGTGAAGTGACTGGAGAAACTCCAGCAAAAGAAAATGAAGAGGATCCATTTCCTGCCAACCCAGATGCAACTGCGTATGTAACTTTAACCGTAGTATTACTTGGGAGTTCGCTTGTGCGAAAAGTACCGTCTAGTGGATCATAAACACCGCTAAACATTATGTCATAACCAGTTTCTCTTCTTTCAATAAAACATATATTTTGATTGCTACTAGAAGTTGGTTCAACTGATGTTGCTACTGTATAAGGAGAAAATCCATTCCCATCCGCGATGTCAACTTCAACTTTAACTGTTCTAAAATCTACATCAATTTCAGGTATAAAGGAACTTTGACTTGTTGAATCAAAAGGAAGGGCAGCACCATTTACAAATCTAGATGCTTCATAAACATCAAATGTTGCGGAAAAATTACTCCCGGTGCTTGTTAATTGTTGTTCAGTTAAATTGTAGAATAATCTAACTTCTGCATTTGATTTTCTACCTTGAAATCTAGTGTATGCAGGTATTGTTCCTTCTGTACTTGATGAAACTTTAATTGTTGCAGTTGACGATCTTTTACCGGGAACGACAAACCCTTGTATTTTTGCATGTGATATCAATGATTCTAATTTTTGTGCTGAATCTATGAACATTTCATTAACTAATATATTTTGAAACATTAATTGATAAAAAGTATTATAGGTCATCAAATCTATAATTGTAGAAAGAGCAGAACCTTCAAAATCAAAATCACTAAAATCACTTTTTGATTTTATATACGTGATTAATTCAGTTTTAATATCATTAAATTCTAAACTTTTTAAATTTATATTAGGGGTCGTCATATTTTACCTCTATTGCTCCGTGTCTATGGATACTAGTGCTGTGTCTTTTATTACCTCTCCACCAAAAAAATAGTTATAGTCTATTTTTAATCTAAGTTCACCTGATCCACTATATGAAGGCACTATGGTTTTTACTTTTATTCTTGGTTCATATGAATTTAAATTCTCAATTAAGTCTAATAAAATGGTAGAGTCTGCTATATTTGAAGATTCAAATAATATTTTTTGTAGTTGTCCACCAAAATTAGGTCTAAACGACTTTTCTCCCGAGAAAGTAAGAAGAATATTTTTTATTGATTGTTTTATGGCAGTACCATCTTCTACTACAGATAAATCTGAGGTAAAACTATTTTTTGAAAATGTAAAGTTTATATCTTTATAGTTTGACATATAGCTATTTATCCTTCTTCATCCTCTGTTGGGGAGTCTGTTATTAGGGGAAGAGTATCTCTAATCAGAGTTAATTCCATCTTATGGAGTTTAATACCCGATATTTTATGAGATATTGACTTAACAAACCACTTACCATTAAATTTTGAATTCTTTTTATTATCTATCATTTTACCGGTTCTTTTTATATCTTTTAAATCAGAATCTTCCGGATTGGAACCATCTATTTCTAAGACTATTGTGTCTCCCGGTCGAACTGAAAGATCACCCGGAACACTAACTAGTATCTGTTGTGAATGTAGTAAAGATCTTTGTCCTACACTATAAAGAGGAACCCAATCTGGTGTGTTCCAGAATGTTGCAGATGTATTATTATACCTCAAATATTCTGCAAATCGTTCTCCTACATTAGGACAATTACAACTTAAAGATGAATTTGGATCTTCCCAAACACACCCCAACCATTCCTCACCCAACACCTCTTCTATTTTAGAACACTCTTTTGATGCTATCAATAGTTCTTCTAATTTTTCGTCTGTTGGTTCATTATACTCAACATCAAGTTCACGTAAATATTTAACTGCTCCTGCATAATCCGGAAAAAACTCTACAATTTCTGGAATACTTAAAACTTCACCACCACTCAGTCCTTCTAGTACTGCATATTCATTGTCTGTAGTATCAATTTCATTTTTTATAGTATTTACAAATGTAGAGTCATTAACAGAAAGTAATTCATATACAGATGCAATATATTCTTTTCTTGGTATAAGTTCTTTAGCTGGACAGTTACACAATGGATCATCTTCCGGGCACCCTATGTTAGAAACAGGACCATCTGGATTTGCACAGATATATTCATTTCGTATAGCGTGAGTTTCCTCAACGTTAATAGATTTTTTTCTTGGAATATATTCAGTTAAAATTTTAATAATTGTTTCGACTGACATTTAAATTTCCATTAATAACCGTTAGAAAATGACGGACTAGACGGACTAGAATCTGAATCTTGTGTAGTTGTTGTGGGTGTAGATGCTGGTGTAGAATAGGTCCCGCTTCCGCTTGCTGTTGTTGTTGTCCCATCACTCGCTATGATTGTATCATCTACAATTTCAGGAGCTTCCAATACAGTTGCTGAAGTTTCATCGTTTATATTAGAAGTTAAATCAATTGTTGGATTTCCCACGCCACAATCAATCAACGTAGTGCAGTTTCCATCTTGAGCATTGGTGGCATGGAAGTAAAATATAGTATTAGTTCCAGCGTTTTTAATATCTATTCCATATAAAGGTAAGTCTGCTGTTTTCAAAGACTTTATCTTTACTACTTGACCAAGTGGTATTGGATCACATTCAACACTTGATCCATCAGAACTTAAGACGGGTGCTCCCTCTGAGTCTTTCGCTATTCGTTTATAAGTTCCCACGGGCATTGAATCGAAACCGATAGGATAATCTGTGTAATCTTTATTAGCATTTATACCAGGTCCTACTGCAACATCAGTTTCATCATTGGTTGGTGGACTAATGGGCATACGTAATGCTGCGTTATCTTTTTGGTATTGGAAGTACAAAACACCATCAGGTCCAGAATTTCCAACAGAGGTATCTTCACCTTCAGAACCTCCTGATATACCACCAACTAAAGCTGGATATTCAGACTCATCATATACCGTTCTGTTTAAAACTTCATTTAAGTTATATGCAGATGAATAATTGTCTAATCTTCCGGATGCACCATTTGGTTTTTCTACTACTATAAATGGTGAGTATTGGTCGTTATGAAAGTTGAAAGTAATACCAGCAGAAGCACCCTCACCAAAATCAACATCACATGCAAGGTAATTTTCCAAAGCTCTTGCAACTGAGTTTTTACTTTCAAAGGTTATTCCGCATGTTGAACCACCTATAAAAATTTCACCAGAAATGTCACCTATTGTTTCTGGTATAAACGTAGTACCAAATTTCTTAAAGGTTATTGTGCTTGGTTGATTCTGTGGCCATATTGTTCTATTATTTAATGTTATTATATCATCTGCATATGTTGGTGGTTCTACTGTAAGACCAGCAAAAATTGCAAGCTCTGCTTTCGGAATAAACACTGCTTCATGCCACGCATAACGATATATGTTTCTACCTACAGTCTTATACCCTTTAATAATTGCCATAAACCCATCGTCTTCTGTTTCTGGTGATGTGCAACAAACAGAGTACTTATAAATGTTCCACTGTTCTTTATATGCCAACATATCTCTATACTTCTTCTTTGCTTCAAATGTAGGTTGTTTTATATCTTTAACAATTCGTTTTAATATCTCACCGTCCATATCCATACAATCAAACATCGCCTGCCAGCTATTTGGTTCATATACATTAAAATGAGCTAAGTTGTTTTGTTTTGGACCACTAGAACCAGAAGATTCCTGTTCTTCTTCTTGTTCTAAGAATTTGTATATACTTGCTTCCTCATCACTTCCATCTTGTTCTTCTGGACCAGAAATGCCCGAACCTAACTCATTACCCCGTAGTAAAACAGATCTAATTTTATCTTGATCATTATATGCTCTTTCATTATGATAACCAAAAATTATATCGTTTACTCTTAATTTTTCATTTTCCAATAATCCTATTTCTTCTTTGCTTATGTAATGAAAAGGATCCAAAGATTCAACAGTAGTTAAACCTCGTTCATATACATCTTTATAGTTGTATATGATTTTTTTACTAGAAAACTTTTCTCTGTCGTCCATAAGTCTAGCATATGGTGATGAAAAATAATCTGGTTCTATTCTATCATAAAATAAATATAAAGACTTGTTTGATATGGATGAGTAGAATGAAAAATCAGATATAACATCAAAGCCATATATTCTAGTTTTTCCTATTATGTTTGAACTTGTAGTAAAAGTTTTTAAATCATCTTTATTTTTATAATCCAACAACATTTTATCTGCAGATTTAAAATGCCATCCACCCAAATCTTGCCAAAAAAAGTAATTAACCGCAATCGGATTGTCTTGACTTACTGAATAATCCTTACAATAATTTAGCATCTGGAGAGGAGTCATGTTCTCCAACTCTTTTCTGTATGGCATGGAGATTAATCT